AATACCATTGTAATTGTCATCACGTAGTAATACATTTTCTTTAAACTGATAATAGGCTTCCATGTAATTTGTTTCACCTCTTGCCTTACATAAGTGGATTATTTGCCTTGAGAATTTTTCTTTGCCTAAGTTTTCTATATCGCGGGTCAAACGGTCACTAGATCCCCAGTAGGTCTTCCAGTCCGTTTCAACAGTTGATCTTCTTTTATTTTTCTTGCCTTTGAGTGGTGGGCGTTTCTTTACTGTCCAGAAAAACTTCTTCCCAACATAGTCATGCCCATTAGTGGTATTTGTAATTCTATAAACGAAACCGTACATCTCACCAATGTCTTCTGTTTCAAAGACAGCATCCTGATACATCCATGGATTTTCGTATGACAATATAGTTCCTTTATTAGAATTGTGTAGCATAATACATTTAGTCAGGTATGCTACCCCCTGGAAAATTTTATACCGATTCTACGTCTGTACCGTATGTAGTAAAGCCGTTTTCTTTTGTAACAGTCATAATGTTATTGACACGTCCTGATAATTCATCTTTGTGTGACACTAACCAAATTGACTTGTTTTGCTCACGACTCATTTTCTTAAGAATTGCAAGGGCACTTTCTACACCACTGGCGTCCATGCCCGAATCAATCAATTCATCAATGAATAGTAAGTTAATAGGGTCGTAGAGACTTTCATAAACATCTCGGAAACTCCATGACAGCGAAAGTATCAATCTGTTACGCTCGCCTCTACTTAAATTGTCAAAATCTAACTCACGACCAAGTTCTGTAATCTCTACTGATAGATCGTTAAGGAAGGTGACTGTATGTGGCAGTCCGATCTTATCAAGATAATAACTTAGTCGTGCGTTAAGATAACTTAGATTTTGATCAATTATTCGTTTTCTAATAAATGAATCTTTATTAGTTAATAGTTTTTGTAAGAACTCTTGATGTTCTCGTAATTTAGTAAGTTCGTTAATTGTTTCGTAGCTAGGCTCTTGCGTTGAACTTTCTTCCATTTCTTTAATTTGCTCAACATAAGGATCAGCTTCGTCTTGTTTTGAATTTAACTGTGCTTCTAGCGTAGTAATTGAATTCTTATGTTCAAAAGCATCTGACTCGTTTGTGTAAAATACTTCTGGAGCAAAGCCAACGTCACCTAGTTCATTTAATGCGTCTGTAAGCTGTTGTAAGGTCTCTGTGTGCTTTGTAATATCATCTTGCACTCTAACTAAAGTATCTTGTTTATCCTTTAACTGTTCCTCATGCTTTTCGTCATGTATTTCTTGTCCACAGCTATGACACTTATGTTCTTTAAGTAACACAATGTCTTGTTCTAGTTTGTCAACATTACCTTGCTCTTTAGCAATATCACGATTAGCACGATTGACAGCATCAGTAAGATCATCATGATCTTTTTTGTTTTGATTGTGTATAGCAAGTTGTTTGTGACTATCAAGTTCTTTATCGATATCAATTTTTTCTAAGTTTGTAATTGCTATTGTAAAGCTATCTACGTCTTCTTTCTTTTTATTAGCCCACATTGTTTGTCTACGTTTGAGACTTTCTACTTGTTCTTTCATTTTTTCATTGGCATCACGTTCAGCATCAATTCTTATTTCTTCTTCTTTAATCTTATCTTTAGTTTCTTTAAGGCGTTCTTTAAGATTGTTTGCTTTTTCACTTAGCATTGTAATACCAAGCAACTGCTCAATAATATCTTTTTGATCGTTGGCACGTAAGTTTAAAAATGGATCAGTATAAGTGTTTAATGCAACTAAATGCTTAAACATTTCATGACTCATACCAAGCATTGATTCAATATATTTTTGTGTTTCTCTACTATCACCTTGTGCCATGTCAGTGATATCTTGCTCTTCGTCACCTACATAAAAACGCATTACATTCTTTTTACGTCCACGTTCTATTTTATGTGTTACACCGTTATGCTCAAACTCTAAACTAACTAGCATGCCTTTTGAATTAGTTTTGTTAATCAAGTTATCACGTTTGATATTTGTTAATGCTTGACCATACAGTGCATATGAAAGGGCGTTAATGATAGTGGTTTTACCTTTACCATTCCTAGCACCACTATCATCGCCTCCAAGGTCAATGTTAACACCAAGTACTAGTGTTAAATCATTTCGGTCAAAGTTAACTGCTTGTGTGGCATTACCCACACTCATAAAGTTTTTAACTGTAAGTGTTTTTAATTTAAACATATTTTAGTAAGTACTTTCCAAAATCCTCATGAGCCTGTTTACCGGGATGTCCATTGAGACCAAACTGTTTAGCATCTTTAGGAGTGTGTCCTAATTCTAAAGCAAAGTCAGCAAAAGAAAAATCCCATGGATCTATAATATTAGTGTTTAGTTTAACATAGTCTAACAAACTTGCCAAGAAAGGACTTTGCCGATCTACATCAGGATGCCCAGGAAAGCGTTCACAATTAGAAAATATTAAAATATTAATGTTGTTGTTAACGGCAAAACTATGTAACATTATTAAATCAGATATTAAATCAGTTATAGCACCTTCTTTGCTGTAATGAATTAACCAATGCTTGTAGTAATCTTTTACTTCGTCGTCTGCATATTCATGTACATTAGGATTAATTGTTTTATTAATTCCTTTACTCCAATCTAAATCTATTATTTTTTGGTTGCTAATGCTATGAAAGTCACCATCATTGTCAACAGCAGATAAGTGAGGTTGCCATAGTTCAGTTCGACTAAGAAACGTTAATCCAATCAATGCTGTTATTTTTTTGTTAGTTTTTGTAAGTTCAATTAATGAACGCAAACTACTTCGTATTATTCTTCGATTACAACTTCCGTTGCGGCCATTGTTGTGTAGTTCAGCAGATAATGATTCGGCAACTACTTCTGGATAAATTTTGTGTCCTTGCCCACTAGCACCAAAACTACATGAGTTAGAATATAAGATCATAAATCTCTGTAAATTTCTAATAACATATTAGGATCATAGTGATCTGATTCAATTGAAGTTAACTGATTTGTTACAATAGTGTCAACCGATTCAAACTTTAATTCTCCAGGTTCTGCAACCGAATCCATAATATCTTTTTTAACAGGAATAAGTGTAAGTTCTCTTAATTTGTATTTGCCTACAAATTCTTCTCTGATAAAACTAGCTTCTTCATATGATATATCAATATTTAAATTGACACGAATGTGCATTTTTTCTAATAACAGTTCATCTGGTTTAGCCAACATTTCATCTAAGTTATATACTCTATATCTAGGTTGATCTGGCCATGAATGGAATGTAGGACTTTCTCCCCATTCTAATATAGTCATACCTCTGTCATCATCACCTGCGTCTGCATAGTTGTGAGGAAAGCAATTACCAGTATAGATAATATTATTATGACTTTGTCTTTTATGAAAGTGCCCTGTATAAACTGACTCTAAGCCTTGGAAGTCTTCTCTCTGTACTTCGCCAGTGTCTGGCATTTGTACCATTGCATTCATAAAGAAGTGAGGAAGTTCTAAATGTCCAAACGCATAGCGTCCTTCCATTTTTTTAATCTTTTTAGCTTCGTCGCCTACTAGCCAAGGTATAAACTGTACATCACCTTCTGAATGAAAGTCATTCATGATGTGTACATTTTTGATATGTTTAGCCCATGATGCAGATTGAATATCACGCTTGTCTCTGTAGTATAAGTCGTGATTACCAGGAATAAAAAACACTCTGTCAAATGCTTCGCCTAGTAACTCAATTGCTTGTAAGCTATAGTTTAAAGTAACAATGTTAATTGCGGCACGGTTATTGTGCCAATCACCCATCATGATACAGGTATCGCAATTCTCTTGTTTTGCTTTAGTAATAAACCATTTGACAAAATTCAAACAGTCTTCGTTGTGTGTTGTTGAGTTAGACTTTAATCCAAAATGTATATCTGTAAGGATTGCGGCCTTTTTAAATAAATTACTCATACCTTCCTTTATGAATAAAAAAATATACTTAAAGTATACAGACCTAAATTTACTTTGTCGACTCTTTTGGCTTAGTAGTTGTTACTTTAGCTTGTCCATTTGGATCTGCTTTATCTGGACCACTGTTTTGTCTAGTCCAACTTGGATTCAATCCATTCATTTCTAAAATGTCATCTCTGATACTTTGGTTTTTCTTTTCAATATTAAGTACACGAGTAAACGAATTAGTAATGGCCGCTGTGTAGTAAGCAAACGGATTATCTGATTTTGATTCATCAAACTGTAGACCAATTTGACTTAGTTGCAATAACGCCTGTCCACGCATTTCTTCATTGTATGTATAACCACGCCAGTTTGATCTAGTAGCATAACGCTCACATAGTTTAATAAACATGTTAGCTAGTTTCATAGTCATTTCACCGTGATCTTTTGAAAACTTACCTGTTTCTAAATCACCTTTCCAATGACTTTTGCCTACTAGCACAGGATTTCCTTCTTCATCAA